TGATGTCGAGATCACTGTACGTCCTCACGGCACCGAGCGCCGACGCAACGTGTTCTGACGTTAGCGATCTCGACATCACGAAGGCATTCACTGAAGCGACGATGAATTTCAACGCTGATCTATTTGGCGAAGACGATGCGCTGCGAATGACTTTCCTTTACCTCGCGGCACATTATCTCGTCAACGACTTGCAGACGTCAGAGGCCGGTAAAAACTCAGCCGGCTTTTTCCCCGTGTCGTCACGGTCGGTCGGCTCGGTATCAGAGTCGTATGCGATACCAGAGTGGGTGTTGCGCGACCCGGTGCTTGGCTCTTACATGACAACGCGCTACGGGCAGAAATACCTATCTCTGATTAAGCCGCTGCTCGTCGGAAACGTCACGGTCTATCAAGGCGGCTCAACTTACAGGTGACGCTCTATGAGTGACGTTCAATTCAAGTATGACAAAACGGCACTAAAGAACATCGAAGGTTTTTTTGCAAAGCAGCGCACTGTTAAGATCGGCGTGCTATCGAGCCAGTGGAAGGAAAATCCCGACGGCGAGCATGAGCGAAAGATCGGCCCGGTAGAGCTTGCAATGGTGCATGAATTTGGTTCGGCAAAGCGCCATATACCGCAGCGATCGTTTCTTCGTCTTACGATGTTCAATCGCATGGCAGACTTTCTGCGCGAGCTTGATGCCAATCATGAAAAGATCAAGCAACGCATGGCGGCTGGCAATTATGCTCAAATTTTGAGCAACATTGGTGCGACCTGGGTGCGTTACGTCGTCGAGACATTCGAACGCCAGGGGCCAGACTGGCAAGCTCTCGCTGACAGAACGCTCGCGGCCAGGCGTGCCGTCATTGACGTCGAGGAACTAAAAAAGAATCCAAAGGCGCCGCCGAGGCCATCGAATAAGATATTGTGGGTCACCGGCGCCATGATGCGCTCGATAACTTTCGAGGTAGGGAAAGCGCGATGAATACCTTCCCAAGTATGCGTAGTGCGGTCATGGCGTGGGCCAAGCCCACGACGGTATTCGTCACAGCCAAGCGTCAGCAGGATTTTAAGACGGTTGAGAGCTATTTCGAAAAGCGCGTCAATTTGTTTCGCGTGCCGACAGGTCAGAATATCGACATGAGGAAAGAGGGCCAACGGCGTTGGAATACGGAAACGGTTTATGCCGACGCCGATCTCGACCTGAAGATCGACGACATCATATTTTTCGACCGCAAAGATAGTGAAAAATTCCGCGTCAAGACGAAAACCGACTGGAATCAATTCGGCTATGTCGAGTATCAGGTGATTTCAGATTATCATAGGGTCGTGTAATGAAACTGACAACGCAGATAATTTGCGACATCATCAAAACCGGCCTTGCGTTGAAAGACGACCAGGTGTGGATCTACAACCAGCGGCGCTCGATACCAGAAGACGAGCGCATGTATGTCGTCGTCGGCATGTCGGCGATCAAGCCATACGCGAGCAATAACCGCCAAACTACCGGCACGAATTACATGAACGACAACACCGCGCAGTATATGCAGGAGATGATAACGATTGACGTTCTTTCCTACACGACCGAGGCAATAGAACGCTACACCGAGATATTCGGCGCCTTGATCTCGACCTATTCACAGCAACATCAAGAGGCGCTTGGCCTAAAGATTGCCGCGTTGCCGACGACGGTGAATGATGTTTCCGAGGTAGAAGGCGCGGCGATACTTTATCGCATCGCAATAACTTTGAATGTGCTAAGAAAATACGATATGCTCATAGCAGCGACCTATTACGACACCTTTGAAGCTGTGGATGTATCGAAGCATCAACCATAGGAGCGATTAAACAATGACCATGATAGACATCACAAACGTAGTAAATATCAGCGTTATCGTGCCGCCGGCGGGACTCGCTCCGTACAGCGTGAATAACCTGGTGTGCTTCACTAAAGAAACGCCCGTCGTCGTGCAATCGGCGACATTCAGCGCCTATACCAGCGCATCGGCCGTTGCTACCGACTGGGGGTCTTCGAGCGCAACATACCTTGCAGCTCTGGCGGTGTTCGCTCAAAGCCCGAACATTTTGACCGGCGGTGGTATGTTCATCGTTATTCCGTTGCTATCGAATGAGGTGTTGCACCAGGCGATTACACGCGCGGCAAAGCTCTTGTACTTCGGCGGCTGTTCGCATAACTATACGCTAGGCGTCAGCGGTCCAACCGGCTACACAGGTGCCACGGCGGCCAATCTCGAAGCAACGCAAGCGGCGACGGTAGCGCAGGCGGCCGGCAAATTGCTGTTCCTCTCGGCAGCGAGCGAAGCTGATTTAACTTCTGGCTTGGCCTATGCGATCAAGACGGCGTCAGAAGATCACGCGCGAGTTGTGTATCACTCGGCGACAGGGCAAGCTGACGGCTTTCGCTGGGGCTATGCCTCGCGCGGCATGAGTACCAATTTTAGCGGCTCGAACACCGCGCAGACGATGAATCTCAAGACGATCGCCGGCGTGACCGTCGACGACGGCATCACGCAGACGATTCTGACCGAGGCGAAGGCGGTCGGCTGTGACATCTACCCGAACGTCGCCGGCGCGCCTTGCGTCATGTCATACGGCGCCAACGGCTTTTTCGACGACGTCTATAATCTTCAGTGGATTGTCGGCGCTCTCGAAGTCGCCGGGTTCAACTACCTGCGCGGTTCTGGCACGAAGATTCCGCAGACCGAGGCCGGAATGGACGGCCTCAAGAGCGCCTATCGCGCCGTCTGCGGCCAGGCGGTCAAGAATGGTTTCATCGCGCCAGGTGCCTGGACGGGTAGCGACACGTTCGGTAGCCCGGAAGATTTCCGGCGCAACATTTCTGACTTTGGTTTTTACATCTACAGTGGGCCGGTCGCCTTGCAGGCGGCGGCAGATCGCGCGCTGAGAGCTGCACCGGTCATTCAGATTGCGTTCAAATTTGCCGGTGCGATTCATTCAAGCTCGGTTATCGTAAGCGTGAACAAGTAAGCGTGAACAAATAACCACAAGGGGTTTTAGCGATGGGAACATTTTCACTCATAGGCAGCGACACAATTAAGATCGACGACAGAATTTTGGCCGATTTTGGCAACGGAGAGGTCGCGAAGGTGACATATCCGACCGAGTTGGCGACGGTCAGGACGGGGAAAAACGGCAACACCATTTATGTCCAGAACGCAAGTGGTTTCCAGGCATCGATGGAATTGAAGGTGATTCGCGGCAGTGCCGACGATAAATTCATTCAGTCTCTTTTGACGCTGTATCGCTCGTCGCCGACGTCGTTCGTTCTTCAGAACGTCACTCTTGTCAAGAAAATTGGCGATGGCGCCGGCAACGTGTCGAGCGATACCTACACGCTCACCGGCGGTGTACCGACGAAACAGGTTGAAGCTATCGTTAACGTCGAGGCCGATACCGACCAGGCGCTCTCGGTTTACACCTGGGTGTTCGCGACAAGCGATAGGGCTTTGACATGATCGATAAGATAACCTTGCCATCAGGTGCGTTGCTAGACATCACTCTCATGCCTTATGAACAGGCATGGGAGATTTGTCAGATCGTCACGCGTTTTTTTGAAGGCGTCAAGCTCGACATCGGGAAAATCGACATCAAAGAGCTTTTGGCGGCTGACATCACGAAGATCAGTGGGACGGTCTGCCAAATTCTTTCGTCGAAAGAGCTGGTCGAGGCCGGCCGCAGGTGTTTCGTCAGGTGTACGATTGACGGCGTTAAGATTGCAAGCGATACTTTTGAAAAGAAGGAATCTCGCGCTGATTTCATTCCGACGATATTCTACGCGTTGCGGGAGAACATCTCCCCTTTTTTCGCAAATCTTCTTTCATCTTTAAAGAAGAATTGATCGACTCAGAGCGAGATTCCCCTAAAATTGAAGTACACATGTCGATGCATAAATTTGTTATCATGGAATTAGCGGCGGCTGGTTTTGGTAGCCCAGAGATACTGATGAATGAACGCGTTGACCTGGTGATGGATGCATATGAATACCATCGTTTTCGTCGCAAATATGAATATCAGAGTTGTCTGATAAGAGAGCGCAAATATGCAAATCGGTGAGCTGTTCTTTAGTTTAGGGTTCAAGTCGAAAGGCACCGGCGAGGCGCAGGCATTCGAGGGAAGCATCATTGACTCTAAGGCGGCGACCGACGCGTTGGCCGAGTCTTTAAACCAGCTCATTTTTTTGCTTGAAAAGATGGCGATAAAGATGGGTGCGGTGACGCAGGCCGAGATCGACGCACACAAAGCGTCAAGCGGCATTAGCGGCCTGGTCGACGCTCACGGCAACGCGATCTCGTCAGGCGCGAATCTCTCGACAATGAAGAAAGAGGAAGCTGGCACCAAGGCGGTCACGGCGGCGACGAAGGCGCATAATTTAGAAAAGCAGAAGTCAGTTGGTCTGTTCGGCGTGTTGCACCAGCGCATGAGCAAGGCGCTCGGCGCGATGAATGCGTTGCGCGTCGAGACATTGGCGACGGCTCTCGGCCTGGTCTATTTCACCGACAAGGCGGCAAAAGCGGCGACGCATATCGATAAGATCAGCGCCTTGACTGGTCTATCGCACGACAGCATACAACGCATGGGTGACGCGGTAGCGCAGACCGGCGGCAACGTCGATGATATGGCTGGTGCGGTTAGAACGCTGCAACAGCAAAGCATGGA